TCAATTTGCCGGGAAAATCATCTTATCCGGGTTCTGAAGGTTGGAGTGTTGAATTTTATGTTGACCAATCCTTGGATATCCGCACCAAACTTGAACGCGCAAGCAGACTTCTTTTCAACAATGAGGACACCACTGGAAATATCTGTATGCCCGGTTTTGAGTCAATTATCACTTTAGATGTTCTCCAAATTCCATGCCAACGTGGAACCAATGTTTCCAGCGGCGGGTCGTTGGAAGTTATTAAAACAATTGAGCTTGTTGGTGCCTCTTTGAGAACCATCGGAGAAATTGCATATCAAATTGCTGATGGAACTGGAGAAGTTCTTAATTTCCCAGCTACTTTCGCTTATCACTTCTATAAAGATTTCTCCGTTGCTTAATCTTTCTGATTAAGTATCTTCATGGCTGGTCCTCAAATCAACGATTTCCTTCAGGCGTTCTCAGGAGAAGCCAAATACTGTCTATCTATACCAGTTCTTTGGACGGTATCCATAGATGGTGTTACGGAATCAGCAATCAATAGCGTTCTATCGGATGCTGGGGAGAATTGGAAAGCCAAGATCGCTCCCAATGCCATGACTAGGAACGGAACAATACTTCCAGCCCAAGCTGTTACCATCCCCCAAGAATCATCCAATTTCACTCCCATGGTGGCAGGAGATTCCTATGGTGGATTCCTTCCCGGCTATGCCATGTCATCCCGAAGCGATTTCCTCTCCCGTAGCTTCTCCATCAACTTTCTGGAAACAAGACAGGATTTGGAGCATGAGTATTTTCGTCCTTGGCAGATCGCCATTGGTATCAAGGGTCTGGTGGAGCGTGGTGTGAATCTCAAGTCCACCATCACCGTAAAACAATACACCAATAACGGGGTGCTTCGAAAAGGATACCAATTCAAACGGGCATTCCCCGTTGCTGTGGAGGGATTCACCATGGATTATGACAACACTGATTATCCGATCAAGAGTGTGACGTTTGCTTGTGAGAATTATTCTCAGCTATGAAAATCAAATTCAAAGACCTTAAAGAAATCTCCGAAAATGGGGATGATTGCCTGATTGATTATCTCAACAACTTTTCAGGGGATAACATTTATGAAAAATTTTTAAATGTTTTAACATGTTGGGAACGTGATGTCTCCTATGACATGGGATTCACCGTGGAAGAGAAGAACGTGAAAGTATCCCTTTCATACTTTATAAAAGAATTGGAAAATTACGATAAGGAACCCCTGATCATCAAGACCGATAATCTGGAATTTGAATTGGATGTCCCTCCCCTGTTTAAAAAGGATTACGATATTTTCTCCATATCGGAGACGATCCGAAAGGTGAAATATGGGGAATCCGTGTTGGATTTTGCCAATGTGGGGGATAAAGCAGCTTTGATTGAACAGCTTCCCGCATCCACATACAATACTCTGATCAATGCACTTCTCAAAAATGAATCCAAAACAATTCGTTTTACTAATTCATCCTTGAAAAACATTAATATTAATTTCATGGGACATGCTCCCCTTGAGCTTCTAAGGGGTCTGTGCCATCCGTATGGGGAAGATTATTATAGAGATATCATCTACCACCTGTCGGCTAAAATAGACGGTAATATACTCCTGAATTCCACCATGCGAGACATTGATTACTTTGTCGATAAGCTCAATCAGGAAAATACTTCGGAAAAAACACCAGAATTGGGTTGATTTTTTAAATTGATAGTGTAAGTATGGTTAATATGAAATTACGAGATTTGATTGAAAGGCTCAATAAATATGATATGGATAGTGATGTAACCATTCATACTGCAAATGGGACAAAATCTTTAGAAATCAAAGATTTCAATCCTCATACGGAGCGTGAGATGGGAGATACTACAGAACCTAGATTAACTTTAATTTGTTATGATGATTTTACGGTTTATGCCCATAATTAATTTTAATCTTAAATAAACACATGGAAAACAACGTTCAACAATTCCTTGATAGTATTCAGGAACTCAAGGCAACCAAATTCAAGGCATACCAAGCTTCTACCAAAAAGGAAGTGGATTGCTCTCCCCTCACTTTCAAGCAACAGAAAGACATCATTGCCACCGTAGCCGATGGGACGGTGGGTGTTCTCAAGTTCCAAAAAATCCTTAATGATATTCTTATTGAGAATACGGAATCCGATACCCTCAAAGTTGAAGATAAGCTGCCTCTGATTCTCAAAATTCGGGGAGAAAGCCTTGGTAATGATCTGAAGCTGGATGGCGAAGTTGGTAGTATTGAAAGCAACATCCAAAGCACCCGCAAGATCAAATCCCCCAAGGAAAAGGTGATCAATGGTGCCGTGGATGTGGTTCTGGCTACCCCCACTCTCAAGGAAGAGAATAAGGTTATCAATTATGCCATTGAAATTCTGAAAAAGGATGGGGATAAGGATGCGGGTAAGAACATCGGTAATATCTACACTTTTGAAATTGTAAAATTTATCAAATCCGTGAAATTCGGAGAAAATGAGATCGTATTTGCCGATACTCCTGTAAAGGATCGTGTGAAAATCGTGGAAAATCTACCTCTATCAATCAATAAGGAAATCATCAAATATATTGAATCTTTCAAGGAGGATGAGCAATCCCATCTGAAAGTGACAATCAATGGTGAGGAAAAGGCGTTTGATATTGATGTGTCCTTCTTTGATAATTGATTGGTGATTAAATAATAAAGTGAATGTCGCTTTATTGGAAGAACTGCTTGGATTACTGAAAACGGTCAATGAAACCATTGGCGTTCCACAGGGGGAATCTCTGGAAGATAAGAACGTATTGCAGGGTAATAATCCCTCTGATCCCAATAAAAGGGTGACACCCACGCTCAATAGCAATGAGCGCAAAAGAACAACGGAAATCGCTTCCCTGTTTGCCAAGACATTCTTTGAATATCAGAAGAAAAAGACTCCTGATAAGGCGATCAAGACTTCCATTCAGAAAGTAACGGGTAAAACAGGGGAGAAGATACAACAAGGGGGGGATAAAGTTGATGCTAAATCATCTTGGTGGAAAATTCTTTTACCTTTAGTGGTGGGTATCGGCGCGTTAATTGCGGGACTAATGACAGACGGACCATTTAAGGGTGCTTTGAAAATGCTTGCTAGATTAGGATTGGGTATCGTTGAAAGGCAAATTAAAATGATACTCAAAATAGCACGGGGGCTAATGCCTGATAAGTTGATAGGTAACTTATTTGAAAAGTTAATACCAAAAAATTTCATAGGTAATTTAATTAAAAGGCTATTATCTATTGACGATATTGTTAAAATGGTCACAAGTGGTATGACCGGATTTATTTCATCTCTCAAAGGGATGATATCCGCCCCTTTCAAAGCTCTTGGGGGCATGGTAAAGGGTGGTAGTATAATGACTAAAATGGTGAAGTTTTTAAAACCGATGTTGTTGGTTCTTAAAAGAATCCCTTTAATTGGAACAATTATTTCATTCGGGTTTGCCATATCTCGTTTCAGCAGTGGGGATACTGTTGGAGGTGTGATCGATGTATTGAGCGGCTTGGCAGGATTACTTGATTTAGTGGCTCCCGGACTTGGCACAACTTTGTCCATAGGCTTGGACGTTCTCAACGCATTTCTGGATGTTAAAACTGGTGGTGCTACGGGCAAGCAACAAGGAGCTAAGATGGACTTGCTTGGAGATATGGCAAAAGGAATTGGTAAATGGATATGGAAGAATGCCCTCTGGCTACCTGTCATTGGTGGATTTAAGAGAATGGAGATGTCTTGGGATGCTTTAAAAAGTGGTAATATAATGGAAAGCATAAAACAATTTGCGTTTGGAATGCTGTCGTTTACTTCTCTTGGTCCAATTGTCACTGGTATTGAGATGTTGTTAGGATTTGGTGATGAAAAAAAAACCAATACGAAAGATATTAAGAAAGGCAGCTTGTTAGGTAGTATGACCAAAAATATTGGCAACTGGATATGGAAGAATGCCCTCTGGCTACCTGTCATTGGTGGATTTAAGAGAATGGAGATGTCTTGGAACGCTTTCAAAAGCGGAGACATCATGGGTGGTCTTTATCAATTTGGTGCATCATTATTATCGTTTGGTGGTCTTGGTCCGATTGTTACGGGTATTGAAATGCTATTAGGATTTGGGGATAAGAAAGAATCCGATAAATCCCTGTCTCCGAAAACGGGATGGTTTTCCGGTTTGAAAGCATGGATCAAAAAGAAGTTGAAGAACTTACCATGGGTTCTCAGAAAGCCTCTGGAATGGTTCGGTATTCTTGATGATAGTGATGAGGATACTAGCATCAAGACAAGTATACTGAATAGTGCATATGATAAATTAAAAAAGTTTGCCTCTTCTATGTGGAGTGGAATTACAAGTAGTCTAGCTTTAGTGGGTGATTTGTTAGTAAAAGGTGTTACCACGCTTTACAATAATGTAAAGCAAACGCTTAGTGACGCGGCTAGTGCAGTAAAGAATGCCGCAGTAGAAGTTCATAATAAGCAAGTCAAAAAATATCGAGGTCTTGCAGAAAAAGATGCATCTACACGGGTGGTGGAAAGTGTGAAAAATCCATTCGGCACCATATATGGGGCAGGAGCGGAAATAGTTGCCCTTGGAGCTTCACGGCGCGATGCTGCTGCAAGCGAAGAGGCATTTTCAAAGAAACAAAAAGAGCTGATAAAACGCGGCATCCTTAACCCAGATGGGACTCCCAGAAGCCGCGAGGAGAGGGTAAAATCGGGTCTAGCAAAACCGCTCCCCACACAGGATAAAACGGTGGTATCTGATGCTATTAAAACGGTAAAAATTCCTCAAAAAACACAGGATAAAACGGTGGTATCTGATGCTATTAAAACGGTAAAAATTCCTCAAAAAACACAGGATAAAACGGTGGTATCTGATACACCAAATCCAAACGCATTACCTGTTGTGCAATCTGGAAATTCACAATCCTTGGAATTTTTGCGTAATATTGGTATGACACAGATCAAGATCATGGGTGATATTAAGGGTATTGCAGCCCAAATCCTGAAAAAAATGGATTCCAGTATGGGGGGAAGTAATAGCAACACCGTTGTTCCAATTTCTCAGCCTCCCTCTAGTCAGAAATCATCCCCAATGCCAATGAATTCCAATCGCGGTGATTATGGTTCATCCGCTTATGCGCTCGCATAAGTAATATCATGGCTAAATCCATTAATGTGGTTAGAGATTATGATTGGACGAGTATTCCACGAGGTAGTGTGTTGAGAGACAATGCTCCAAGGGTTCGTGTGCAATCATTTAAGATCAATTCTAGTGAATCTATAAATCGCATTAAAAGTTACCTCAACTCTGTGACATCGGTAAATCCTGATGAATTTTATAATAAATTATATGGAAACATATCTGATCCAGATGATACCTTTATATTTCCATTTTTAGGAGATGCCGTTCGCTCATTCAGTAATGAATATGGTGACACTTTCCAATCAGCTTTCTTGGGATCGGTTGATTCCGCGTTTGGAGAAGCTGCTAAGTTATTTGGAGAAATTAAAACATATAATGTATCAGAAAATTTTGGTAAATTGGCTGATAATATAGCAAAAGCTGATTCGTTAGGTTCATTCGTAGATACGGCAACCAAAAATATGTCAACTGCTCCGGGTTCATATGTTGAAACTCCGAAATTATATCAATATTCCCAAAATGATGCAGGATTGGAGGTATCGTTTGTCTTGTCGAATACACTCAATGCTGATGGTGTGCAGAAAAATATAAATTTAGTCAACAAGCTTACAAGAATCAATCGCCCATTTCGTAGAAATGGTCTTGTAATGGAACCACCAAGGATTTATGAAATCAGGATTCCCGGTATTAGATATATAAAATGGGCTAGTTGTAGTAGTTTTTCAGTGCAGCTTCTAGGAGCTAGACAAATGCACGGCAATGAACTCATACCAGAGGGGTATCTTATCTCCATGACATTCACCTCTCTCACAACCGAAGTCTCCAACTTCATGGATAAAATTTCAGAAGAAGAATAAATATGAGTAACATCGGAAAATACCAGAACCAGATTCCCTCCTTATCAGCTTTGGATATCAAAAGCTATGAGAGGATATTCAAGGTCTATTACGATTCCACAAATGGGAAGGAATTCCCGTATTATAACATTCTCAAGAAGATTGAAATACCGGAATTGGATTCTAGCGTAATTGAGTTCCACAATGTCCAGATTCGACAACCCCTTACAACGGTATCTTTCAATGTTTATGGTGACATTCGCTCTTGGTGGATTATATATCTTCTTAATAAGGATAAATTCACGGGAGTCCCTTTCTGGGTGGAAGGAGGAACACAATTGAAGGTTCTCAAGACCGAATTGAGAACCCTGCTTTATCTTGATATCACCCAGAATACTATATTTGGGGGGAGGCATTTCTGATGGGAGATATTTATAAAATAAATGATGTCAATTATGACTGCGAATTCAAGCTCAAAAATCCTGATGGGCAGGAAGTCAAATTCACAAAGTCTGCCCTGCGTGGTCTGACGATCACGGATAATTTTTTCAATCCATTTCTGGTTGGATCGGTGGCAATTGCTAATCCTTATGATCTGGTGGAAGATAAGTATCTTCTCAGAGGGGATGGTAGGGATGTGTTTTCCATAGAAATCTTTCCTGAAGATAAACCAAAGGATAAATTGAAATACGATTTTATTTTATTTTCCGAGGAGAATTTTGGAAATCCCGAAGTCCGTTCCGAGAACATTAAGAAGTTATCTATGATGCATAAAGATGCTTTACCATTCATGGATACTATCCCATATGGTAAAATCTGCTCTGGAAAAGCGGGGGATATTCTAAAGGATATTTTTAAGGAACTGCTTGGGGAAGATATGGTGGACAATGATGAATGGCAGAGCGGCGATTTCACACTGACATATCATCCTCCCCTCACATTCCGATATATGGATTTGATGAATTATCTTCTGAAACATTACTATGCCAAAGATGGGGATATGTATGTGAAGGGATTCATCCATTTTGATGAGGAAAAGGGTAAATATCAGCTTCGGTTGCTCTCCAAAATATTTGAGAAGAACAAGGATGAGGTGATGGAAGCATTCACCCTGTCTGATTTTGCCGATGTGGGGGATACATCCAACGATAACAACCCCCCTCCTGATGCCGAGGTTAGTGAGTATAACAACGGTATCAAGAACATTGGTTATTCCACTCCCATGTATGGGATCAACAACGATTTCTTTATCAATACAGTGGTCTATGGATATGATCCAATTCTAGGTATTCACAAGACGAGAATCAAGAAGCTGGAAGACATTGAAAAGCAATGGGAGAAGAAATTCGTAAAATCTTTCAAGGCGATTGGAGGAGAACCCAAACCATTCGTCGTTAAAAATAAAAATACAAAACAGAAATTCCGACACTTTCGTTCCCCCTATCCCGTGGAGGATTCGGAGAAGATGGTGGAAGCTGAAATGATCAATACCTTGACATTTTATAATTTGAGAGCTATCTTTGCCAATCTTGGTTCCGCCAACAGAGTAGGAGGTAAATTCATTGATATTGTCAAGGTGGGAGAAGGCAAGCAGAAGAGCGATGAAAAGCTGCTTGGTAGATGGTTTGTTCACGAATTGAGACATATTTTTCTAGGAGACGGTTACACGAATGAATTCTCATGCTGTAAGACTTATAGCGGACCAAACACCAAAATAACCCCTGACGCTGAGTAATAAATATGAGATCGAATATTGATGTTCTTCGCGGATTATGTTTTTCCAAGGAAGATTTGGAGCAAATCCAAAATCTGGGGGATCAATTCACCGAGAAAGAGATTGAATTCATGATTGAGTTCAAGAAGATTTATGAATTGGGTTTAAACCAATTGGAGAAATTCATCAACAAGTTGGATGAAGAGGGAAAGGATTTGGAGACATGGGATATTGATTACTATGTGAGACATCTCCTCAATGGCCCTCTTGCTGCTCAAACATTGGAATTGTCAAAAGATAAAAAATATTTTAAAACGATTCCCGATATTCTGGGTGTTTTGGGAAACAACCAATCCACCCGACACAATACAACCCTCTACACCGATGATATTGTGGCACTGGACGTTCCCGTGGACGTTTACAACAAAACACCGGAATTTTCTCAAAAAAATATTACAAATTCCAATGATCAGGTGGAACAATTGTTCCGTTCATCCATGAAAATGGCTGTGATCCATGATAACACCCTCCCAATAGCTGATAAGAAGCCACAGGATCGCTACAGCGAGGAGAGAACCGGAAAGTGGGTAACTAAGTCAAACGCAAGTTTCGTGGTCAAGGATTCGTTCTGGCGCGTCAAATTGAAGGATGTGCGCCAACAGGTGTTTGACAAGGTGAAAGAGATGATTGGGGAAGAATACTATCGTATCTTCGGAGATCGCAAGACCTATACACCATTCGATTCCGATAAGAACGATTCCAAGGCAACTGCATACGAAATTGAAAAGACCGTTGTTGATGGGGACAAGGAAGAATTGTTCAAATTGGATGTATATGGGGATGTTTATGATACCCGTGACACCATTCTCAAGGTGGAGAATCCTGAGAAGAATAAGGAATACCTATTAAATACCGTTGAAGGTCAATTCGGAATTTAAACGTCAACCGTCACTGGAACAGCGGGAGGAGCATCATCGTCATCATCCTTTTTCTTTTCCAAAAGTTTCAGAATATCATTTCTGGTGAATGTGAGCTTGGGAGTCCCATCGTCATCATCTCCCTTGGTGATCTTCGAATCAATGTTCATTTGAGCGATTTCCTTTTGTGCCTTAATCTTGTCTTCCGCATTCTTGAATTTTAATAATGTTTCCAAAGCGGATGTGGTTGCTTTGGTGTGTGCCGAATAAGATTCAAGCATCTTGGAATCGGCACTGGCAATCACATCATCTTTCATCTTTTCCATTACCTCCACGGAATGGGTGATTACCTTGGCGGCTGTTCGCAGTAGTAATTCTTCCAGATTCTCCCGATTCAATTCGGGAATTTCCGTTTCTTCTTTTTTGAAATTTTTTGATTGGTTCTTGATCTGTGAAATAATATCATTCACCTCATTATCCAATTCGTCATCATCATCGTAATCCATAGTGATATTTAGCTTGATTTTTTAAAACGCAATGATAAGTTACTTCTGATTATGATTAATTTAACACATGCGAATGTTTTAGTTACTGGTGGAGGCGGTTTCATAGGAAGTAATTTCATCAAAATGTTATTGGAAAAATACGATGGTGTGAAAATTATAAATGTTGATAAAGGGGGTATTGGTAGTAGGAGTCTTAAATCAGAGATACCAGCCACCAATTGGAATACTTGGTCATATTTGGAACTTAATAATGATATTAGAAATATTGATAAAATTCATTTTCAGGATTATAAATTCGATTACATTTTCCACTTTGCGGCAGAATCCCATGTGGATCGCAGCATTAGCGGACCATCACCTTTCATTGAAAACAACGTGATGGGAATGGTATCTCTTTTAGAATGGGTAAGACAATATCAACCCCAAGCTAGAGTCATCAACATTTCCACAGATGAGGTATATGGTCATCTGGAAAAGTATGAAGCACCTTTTATCGAAACTTGTAAGTTTGATCCCCGTAGCCCATATGCAGCATCCAAGGCATCTGCCGATCTGATCGCCAATTCCTATGTTACAACGTATGGTTTGGATATTCTAACGACCCATTGCTGTAACAATTTTGGAAAGCATCAAGCGGATGAGAAGTTCATTCCCACGGTGATTCGTAATATGGTTCAAGGTAATAAGATTCCAGTCTATGGCACGGGAGAGAATATCCGTGAATGGATTCATGTTGGGGATCACAACAAATCCCTGTTGGAAATCGCAGAAGGGGGCAGGGCTGGTTATCGTTACAATATTGGATCAAAGGTGGAAAAGACAAATATGGAGATGATCATTGACATTTCTGAAATTCTTGGTAAGGTGGCTGATATTGAATATGTGGAAGACAGAAAAGGACATGATTTCCGATATGCTGTGGATAGTCTCAATTACCGTAGGCAATTTGAATTGCGGGATCATTCCGATGCTTTGAGAGAGACGGTGGAATTTTATAAAGAGAAATATTCTACTAAATAATAAGGACTAAACAAAAATTATGGAAATAAAACAAAGTGTGATTGAAGCGCGGGTGATGAAAGGATGGACTTTCTCAAAGATTTATGACACATATGGTGTCCCAAAATCGACTGCTCAGGGGTGGCTACAAAAACATTTCGCTGAAGAGGGAGAAGACGAAGAATCCCCAACTCCTTATGATGAATATAAGCAGGGTTATGTGAACGAAAACCTTCAAAGGGATAAGCCCAAGAAACCTAAGAAATCTGAAGAGGAGATTATGGAGTTCCTTTCACAGCTTGCCCCGATTCAAGTCCACAGTGGATATACCGTAGCTCCTTCAAGTCTGAGTGATTATGCTGTAGTAGGATCAGATTTCCACTTTGGGTGTCATGATGAAGCGGCTATTAACATCTTCCTATATACCATTGAGGAACTGAAACCCAAAACAATCGTTCTGAATGGTGATACAATGGATATGTTAGCCATCTCCAGATATCCCAAAGATATTAAGAAACAGTGGAGTCTTCAGGATGAGCGGGTTGCTTACCACGAATTTTTGGATAATTTGATTGCCGTTTCGGGGGGTGCTAAGATTTATGAAACGGTATCTAATCATAGTGGACAATCCATCGACGGTAGATGGAGACGCTATTTATCGGAGCGTTTGGGGGAACTTGCATCATTGCCTGATATCACGGATAAGCTGAGTTACCAGAACGTGTTCATGGGAGATTATCAGGAGCATGTGGAGCATGTGGATTATGTTGACCTAAATGGATTGATTGTGACACACGGTAACACGGTGCGTGGGGCTGGGGGTGCGTCTGCTAGAGGTGAGATTGATAAATGGCATACAAGTATTCTACATGGTCATACCCACAGAATTGGGAGTTCAGCTAAAAGAATACCTGCTGTTGGCAATCGCCCCGAAAGACAGATAATTGGTTTTGAAGGTGGTGCATTATGTTCGCTTGATGCGACATATGGTTCGTGTATGAACTGGCAGCAAGGTTTTAACATAGTTGCATTGGGTGGTGAAACGTTTGGAATGGAACAAGTGATGGTGAATAACGGGGTTGCCAATATCTCCACGCTTGGTCAAACGATCAGAGGATGATGGAATCGTTTTCTACATTCTTTGAGAGGCGTGAGCGCAACCCCCTTCGCAAAAAGGAACTTGAGGACTTACCAAACAACAAGCAATGGGTTGAGGATGAGAAATCCAAATTACCCCGAAAGGATGTATCAAAAATCCGTAAGATGGAGAAGCTTGGGGTGGAACCCGAACGTATCCAGACATGGAAGGACTACAAGATCAAGGAACGGGAGAAGGAACTGAGGGAATTATATCTAAGGAATAAAATCGAGAACGCGACCCTTATATTGGATATTTTCGGTATCAAGGTTTACACCGACCATTATGCGACATACGATTTTACCGAAGGTTCCGTGAATCTACGATCTGTTGAAAACACGGTCAAAAAGATTGTTCTCGATTATAAGGACATTATTCCCAATAGAAAACCAACGTTCATCATCACCGATAGCAGCAAAAACCCACGAACAAAGGGTGTCAATGTTACGGGAAGTGGTGACGATCCGGCTGGTGTGTATTGGAAACGTCTGATTTACATTGATCAGGAGTATTCTGACAAGTATAAAATTTATGCCCACGAATACGCACACTTTTTGGAAAACAGAGTTTCTAGACAAATGTCAAAATACCTTCAGGAAGAATATAAGAACATGTTGGATGGGTTCTTCCGATCCATCAAACAGAGGAAAAGGGAAAATCTGGAAGGTGCTGAAAATGAAAAATATCGAAAGGCAATTGCCAAGAAGTTGGGATTACCCACCGATTACTCTTCCACCAACCATTCCGAGTGGTTTGCCGAATTGATCGCACACTGGAAGAATATTCCCAACAACAAGGCAACATATAGATTTAAGCAAGTGATGAAAAAAATAATTAATAGACTGTGATGAGTAATATAAAATACGAAGCTGTGATTGGGGGCTATACCTTTCTGATGAAGGAGGACGATGTGATTGAGGTGTGGGCAGGGTTGGATGCGGAATATCCAGAATCCTTTATTTATGTGAAGGAGGGGAGTGTTTTGGATCGAAAATCTTTCGAGATGGAGATCATGGATTACGTTCTTAAAAACTAGACTATATTGGGGACATGCAAGAAGACATGAATGAATTACAGAAGTGGGATTATAACTCACGGGAGGATCATCGTAAGAGTTATTCAGACATTCGATGGTGTGCAATGCAACCAAAAGGCGACCCGAAATATAAAATCGGGGACGTTGTGGAATTTCATGTTGGGGGGTTCGGTATTATCAACGGGGTATCAAAACCATCCAATGGATGGCCCTCGTCATATTCAACTGAAAAAATTGATGAATTACCAGACCATGCATCCACAAAAAGAGCATGGCACTATGAGGGGGATTTTAAAAATTGGATTGCTAAATCCCCCCTACATGGGATGGGTTAAAAACTAGACTACAATCGTTCCATGACTAAAATTGAATTTACTGACGAACACCTTCGGGTGATGATGACTGCCTTGGAAGTGTATTCCAGATTGCGAGCAGGACAGATCAGGATCGCCATTGATGAGGCGTTTCGGGATGTGGGCTTGTCTTGGAAAGAATCGGAATCTATTGAAACATTTGTAAGGGGTATTCTGTATCCCGAACCTCCCCAATTGAAATACGATGGACATGGGGGTTATTACGACCAATATGGATGCACCTATGGGGAGAATGGGGAACGCAATACGGAAGTGTCTTGGGAAGAGAAAGAGCGTTTGAAGCGTGGTCATCTACGGGGTAATTTTGGGGTATGCAATAAAAAAATGATTGAAGGTGGGGGGACACTGGCATACGAAATCTACTCCACCCTGCGTCAATATGTTTCTTTAAAGAACAACGACGGATACGAAGGTAATGGTGTGAATTATCGTGATCCCCTACAAATCACCAAAGTTCCTTTACCAGTAATTGAGGGATTTGCCGCTGAAAAGAGATTCCCCATCAAGGGGAAGACTATCGTGAATAAATTGGATAAAGCCCATGAAACCAAGGACTATATGAAGGTGTGGCAAGTGGTTGGGGAATACGTGGAACGGAAATATCCCGAATTGGTTGGATATTCCCAAGCAAGGATTGAGCGGGAGGATAATCATTATGTGATGATTGCCAAAGGAGCTAGAAAGAAGGAAATTCTTAAAAACTAGAACACAATCAAAACATGTCATACAAAACATCAGTAGAACCAGACATCTACCGTCTCGCTAAGGAATGGGATTGTCATGGATAAAATAAAATAATACTCCGAAGAGGGGAGAAGTTCAAAGTTGAGCGAACTGCGAAGGAAAAGGAACTCATCGCAAAATACCGCAAGGGTTGATCTGGAAAAATATTTAAAATTATGACAATAGAACAATTTAAAAAGGATTTTGATAAACAATTAGCTGCTATGAGTGACGAAGAAATAATTCAAGATTTCAAGGACTTGGGATGTGATGTTGAGATTAGAAAACCAAATTTGGTGATCCTTCGTGGAAGCTCTGGATGCGGCAAAAGCTCTGTAGCAATGCTCTTCGGCGGGGAACTTGCAATCTGCTGTGCTGATGATTACTTCTATGATGAATTGGGGAAATACAATTTCAATCCTGATCTTCTGGGAAAAGCTCATGAACGGTGTCGTGAAAAATTCCTGTATGCTCTGGATAATCCAGAACTTTTTGATACTATTGTGGTAGCTAACACAAACACCAAAATTTCCGAATTTCAATTTTATATTGACGAAGCGGAAAGGCGTGGTATCATGGTGTTCTCTCTAGTGGTGGAGAAACGCCACAACGGAACCAACTCCCATGGAGTACCAGAAAGCGTGATTGATCGGCACGTAGAGAATATTAAAAACAGCTTGAAATTAAAATAATATGACAGGAGAACAATGGAAAAAAGACTTTGAGCAATCCTCAAAATTCATTCAAGATTTGGCAATGGATTTTACTTTCGTTGAGTGGGGAGAAGGTTCAATGAGCATATCAGATGTCCCCAAGGGATGGGAGAAGATCATTCTCAATCTCTTTGGAGCGATCAATCAATACTCCAAAACAAAAATCCATTATCTGGAAGACACGCGGATAAAGCGTTTCAAATTCTGGTGGAATGGTAAGACTTGGGAAGCAGCAAAATTTGTCAGCAAGGTTCTCAAGCCAACTCAACGTCTATACCCAAGTGATAATCCACGAATCATTTTTCCTGAGATGCAGAAAAAAATTCAAGCAACCTCTTGGTGGAAATGGGAAAATCGAATCCGAAAGCTGCTTCGTAAAATGCGGTTTGATTTCACAAAATATCAGAGAACGCGATATCCTGAGCCAGTTACTATCGAACAGGTGAAGCAGAAGTATAGCCTTTGTATATACACCAGTGGGGGAGATGATATCATCAAGGGGATGATTCGTTTGGCGGAATACCAAGCATCCCAAACCTGTGAAGTGACGGGCAATGCTGGTGTTTTCTGTGTCAATAAACGTGGATGCTATCGGACTTTATCCAAGGCAAAAGCCAAGGAATTGGGGTTCACGCCTGTTAAAAACTAGAATACAATAGGGACATGAAAGTTACGAAAAAGAAAACAACCGTGGTTACGGAAACCACGACCTATAGGTTACATCCCAATGTTGTTTTAAAGGAAGTTGTTGTAAACGATAAGCAAACATCCAGAACATTGGAATATGGCGGTAAAGCCGTAAAATCAAAACATAATAGCACATTACACTTTGATGTTGTTTATAATTCGAGTTTGGAGTATTTGGAAGAAACAAATCCATACTGGGGTTGGAATAAAAAAGAGGATGAAAAATGGTGGAAAGGGGAGGAATTGCCGGAAAATCCAGAGGACATCGATATCTCCAAAATCGTGTTGGCATGTAGTTACGATCACACGTTTTGGACAGTTGATCTGGAGCCTATTCCCGTGGTTGTTGTGGGGGATTATATTGATGCCCATATCAGATCAAAAAATTATAATCTGAAAAAACTTCATGAATACTTCTCCAAACATAAGCAGATCAAATCAATTTCAAAAATTGAACTCATTCCATATTATAACAATGATAGTGGTCGGGAGGAATATTTCACGGTTAATGTTCTACCCACCTTGAAACAATTGAAAAAGATGGGAAGAGATAAGGAGATTTTCTACACACCTTGGGGAAAAGAAGATTATCTTGGAATGAAGCAATTCTGGATTGGAAAGGATGATTACTGATGACAAGTGTGTGTATTATTGGGGACAGCCATGGAGATTGGGATGCTCTGTTTCGTAAGTTAGAAAGCCTTAAAATAGAAGATTGTGTTCTCCTACATGTGGGCGATTTAGGCGTTGGGTTTAAATCTCCCGATAAGCAACATAGGGAGATTGAGCTTCTAAACAATCGTTTCAAGAAGCGTAACATTCAATTCAAAGGAGCGAGGGGCAACCACGATGATCCCAAATACTTTCTTGGCACTGTTAATCATTCTCATTTTGAATTGATACGTGATTATTCCTACCAGACATTCAATGGGGAGAAGTTCCTATTTGTTGGGGGTGCTGTGAGCATTGATCGTCGTATTCGTGTCCCCAATATGTCA